TTAGAATTAAAAAAGAGGGCGAGGACATAGCCCAAGCCCCCTCTTGATTTACATTAACTCGGATTAAGAGTAAAGGACTACGTCAGCTCCGATTCCGTACTGAACTCCTGCGAAGAAGCGTAGGATCACGCGGATGTTGTCTGACCCGTCAAGGTCAGCCATATCAAGAACGCGAACTTCGTTACGCTCGTTCAAGAGACCAGTTCCAAAGAACATATTGCTTGCTTGAGCAGCGACCATCTTGTTAGAAGGTAAGCCGTTACACATAACAACCTTGATGCCGTCAAAGAACAAGTCTCCGTTGCCATACCAAGTAGTGCCTTTGTTGTCAACACCATTCGCTCCAAGACCTGAAGTTCCGAATCCACCAAGAGCGCGGACATAAGCCTTTGCTACGTTTTGTGGCACGAAGATTTGTAGGTCTTCCTTGCCATAAAGGGCAGAAGGAATAGCATCTACAACTTTACCAAGTTCTGTGATTACGTTAGCAGCAGTCACGGTGGTAGCGGTTACGTCAATAACGTCAGAATCAGCAGTCATCAAAGAAAGGAATCCGCTAAATTCTCCTGCGCTTGCAGCAGTTCCGTTCCAAATGTTCTGCTCAATCTTCTGTGAAGTCTTTGCAGCAACGTGAGCGATAAGGAAGTCAGCAAAAGAAGCAGGGATGCTATCGTAGGCAGAGAAACCCATTTGACCACCAATCCAAGAATCGTAGTAGTCCTTCTTGCAAAGCTGCAAGTTCACTTGGAATGGCTCAACCTCAAGAACGCGGTCGGTCAAAGTCAAGGTAGAAGTTGCATCAAAATCACAAGTGGCATCTTTTACGATGTCGTTTGTGTTCACCTTCTGAAGGGTGGTGCGGTAGTTTACGTTTGGAAGAATCTCGATGAGTCCTTTGTCAAGCGTGTTAGCAGAAAGAAGTGCAGCAGAGATATACTTGCTTGCAAACGCTCCTGCGTAGTTTGTTGTGATTGAAGTAGTTGTAGCCATTTTTTTATTTATTAACTGTTGATTCGTGCAAGGACTCGGTCAATCGCTCTTTCGGGGCGGTTAGAACTCATCTTTTGGACTTGCTTTGTTTCGGGATTATGTTTGATGGGCTTCGCAGCAGGTGCGGCAGATAGTTCAGCCTTGATAGCTGACATCTCCTCCTTCTTGGCGTAGCCGCCCATCTCCTCACGCATTCCTTTCATCTCCTCGCGCATCATTGCAATCTCCTCGAGAACCTTCTCAATGATTGCGACAACCGCAGGGGCTTCTTCTACTTCCTCTGCAAGTTCGGTAGATGCTGCGGCCTCGACCTCAACTTCTACTTCCTCTGCTTCGGCAGCAGCTTCTTTGATTTCAGCGATTACGCCTTCTTCGGTAATGACGAGTACACGACCATCTTCAAGGAGGTGTTCGCCAACAGGAGCAGCAACTCGGTCATCGCCACTAATGACAAATACTTCGTTACCTGCTTCAAATGATTCTGCCTCAAGAACGGCTCCGTTCTCAAGTGTCATTTGCTCGAACTTAACCTCACGGATGGAGGACAGCTCGGCAAGGATGCGGTTTAGGATATTGTTTGCTTTCATATCTAACTAATTAAAGGGGTTTTGATTATTTGTAACATTTTTATAGGTCTTGCCATAGCGTGTTGGTAGACTCCCAAAGGGTATTGATGGTCTGCCACTCCTCGCCTCTTATCTTAACGCTTATGCCTTGACCTACTAAAGAGCCAATGCCTTGCGCTTGCAATGAGCCATCGCAGCAGTTGGACTTGTAGGTGTTGTCTTTGCACAAGCATCCACGCCTGCCACCTCTCGGTGACGCAACGGGAAGTTTCATTGGTCTATACATTGCCAAGTTCTTTTAGTTTGGATTCTGCCCACCTCTTGCCTGCAAGACCACCCCATAGCAGGAACGATATTGTGCCGCAGGCTTGCGTGTCGTTCTCATCGTAGTATTCTTCGGCTCTTGATAGGTACGAGTACATCCGTGTAATGGTCTCCACGCTTACAGGCTTGCCCTGTGCGAGCTGCTGCGCCCTTACCTTACCGACAGGCGTTGCACACTTGTTGCCGTTCTTCTCGTTTAGTTCAATGCCACGCTTGGCGTTGTTCTTTACCGCATCGGGGTAGTCAGCAAACGACTCCATCTCGGTGCGTGTTCCCGACTTCTTACGACCATCTCTTTTTATGATAGCAACAATTTGTGCAAGCATCAACGCTGCTTCCTGCTCCTCTATCTGTGCCATCTCTTGCTTGGCAAGGTTTAGCTTGTCAACGAAGTACCCCTCAATAGAGAATCCTTTGACCTTACCAGTCTTGACAAAGTTTGTCCAAATCTCGGGGTTGTTGACTTTCATAGATACCATCCAAGTGCCTACGGGCAAATCAAAGCCGTACTTCTTGCTCTTGTCGTGGACTTCGTCTTCAATAATCCAAGACTCCACAACCGTAAGGCCGTTGATGCCTACCTCGTGTTCAAGCGTAGCGTTGTTCTGTTTGGACTTCTGAAAGAACATCTCGCTTGCTTTTCTGATCGTGGCTTCGCTGAAGTAAACGTAGAACTCCTCTTGCCCCTCTGCTCGGTAGATGGGCTTGTTGGGTACGAGTGCTGCTCCCATAAGGATGCGCTTCTCATCGCTCTGCGTAGCAAACTCAACCCGTTGTGAGTTGAGGGCTATGAAGTCTTCTTCAATAGCAGGATATTCTACAAGGGAGATTGCATCAATGCCAGTTAGCAGCATTGATTCATCAAGTATAAGTTCAATTAGTTTCATCATCCGAATGTTGCGGTTCTTACTCTTTGGCGTTGTAGTTGTTGTGAGGTCGTTACATCCTGCCCTACGACATAAGCACGGATGGGCTGCTGAAACTGACCTCCTATGCTCTGCGCAAGTTGGTTTAGGTTAGACTGCCCTACGATATTAAACTGCGCAGGGGTAGAGGGCTGCGAAAGCGTGTTTGTTATGGCAGGGCTGCTACCACCGCCACCCGATTCAGTAGGCACTTGCGTAGCGGTTATTTTCTTTGCATTCGCAATACCCGTTGCGATGATTCCTGCGGCTCCTATGTAACCAAATACACCACCTTGTGCGAGAGCCTTTGTAGCTCCCGTATAGGTGTCAATGGCTACCTGTGCTAAAGCGATGCCTTTACCGAGTAACGTATTCTCACCCACGAGTTGTGCGATGCCGTTTAGTGCGCCTTTGATAGCATCTAACTTTGCCTGCTGCAAGTTCTTCTCCAAAGCCAAACGCCCTGCTGCGTTCTCCGCTTCAAATAACTTCAGAGCATTCTCTGCCTCTGCTCTTGCTGCGGTTCCTGCCTTTGTAGCCGCTACCTCTTGCTCAAGCAATGCCTTCTTGCGGTTGAATACATTTTGTGCTATCTCTATTTCTTTCTCGGCTCTTGCTATCGCATCATCTATGAGTTCAAGTTGAGCGTTCTGCTGAATCTCAAATATCTCTTGGTCGGTCTCACCGATGCTCTTGGTAATTTCTGTCTGCTCACGAAGTAGGGAGTTTTGGTTTGCCAAAGCCTCCGACTTCTGACCTTGCAGCCTTTCATCCAAATCAATCAACTCCAACTGCGCTTGCTTCAGCGCAACAAGATTCTCGTTAGAGTTTACAATTCCTAACTCTGCCTGCGCTGCCGCAACCTTTATATTTAACTGCACCCTCTCAAGCTCCGCTTGCTCCTCAAGAGATGCAAGGAGTTTGTCGTTTGCCGATTGGCGTTCTGCAAGTGAGACAAGCTCATCATCACGCAACTGCCGAAGTTGCTCTTGGGTGTTTTGGAACTGAAGCTGAATCTTCTGCCGTTCTACATCAGCAAGTGCCGCTTGCTTGCGTAACGCTACCAATCGCTCTGCATCGCTTACGGCCTTGTCTACATCCAACTCCTGCACCGCCTTTGTAACGCTCTTTGCAACTGCTACAACGGTCTTTGCTACCTCGCTTGCTGCTTCTGCAAGGTTATTGATGACCATCTTGCCACTCTCCAAAAGGTTCTCCCCCGTCTTGGTCAACTCCTCACGAGTGAGGGCTATCTCCTTGTTTAGTTCTTTGATGCGCGTTGCATCCTTATCGCCAAAGAATGACTTCTCCCAAGCAAGCTGCGTTTCAAGTACCGCCAACTGAATGCCCTGTATGATGCCTACAAATACATTAAGTACTCCGCTAATCAAGCCCCCCAGTACCTTCTTCGTGGCATCAAAGCCTCCGTTGAGTTTGCTCTGCTCCTCTACCGCACCAAAGATTGCTTCGGTTATCTGGCTGAAGATAATGCTCAAGGTAGTCATCACCTTGTTGACCGCATCTACTACCTTTTGGTTGCTTTGAAAAGCCTCCGATAGTTTATCTACTACGCCAACAAGAAGGCCAAGACCAAGACCGCCTTTAAGAAGGTTCCCTAATCCGCTTGCTGCTTTTTTGGCAAGATCAAAGGGTGCGGTTACGACTTTCTTTAGGCCATTGAAAGCCTTGTTGATGATACCGCCAGTCTTCTTGGCCTCCTTGCCTACGTCTGCCGCTTCCTTCTGTACGCCACCGAGATTCTTCTCAAGCTCCTCAATCTTTTTATTAAGCGCATCAATCTGCTTCTGAAAGCCCGAAGTATCTCCTTCAATACGAATTTCTTCTACTACTGCCATTATCTACGTTTTAGGAACTCCTTCCAAGTTCGTGGTATTGCGTTCTTGCCCTTTGCTATGTCAATAGTTTCGGAGACGTTGCGATAGTCACTTGCTTGCAGCAGTTCTATCAAATAACTTAAATAGGTGGGCTTCATACTACGTTAAGGAGTTCAAATGATGCTTTGCCTGTGGTCATATTAAGACTCACGTTGTTTATGATGTACTTGGTGTTGTTCCAAATGATTGCATTCTGAAGGTTCAGCGTGATAATCTTACCGATGGGCAACACCGCTTCTACGTTGTACACCCTACGGCTCTTGGCGTATAGGTCGGTGATGTAGTCGCTCCACTCGTTATTGTAGAGGCTTTGGTTGACCGATTGCAGATGGTATGGGTCTATGTCTGCGCCAAACGTGATTGCGTGTGATGAGGCAGCACTTTGGTAGCGGTTTGACGTATTAGCATACCAAGCAATGTTCACTTGTTCGTGACTACCATCTGCATTTACAAATGTTAAAGGATTTGTTTCTTCAAGGTCGTAGTTATCAAAGTACCCATAAAACAATACGGGCGCACCCAAGTATGGGTTGAATATACCATCCTCGTTTGCTTCGCTTGTGATGCTTTTGTACACGAGTACGTTGGTGAGAACACCCGTATGCAGGTCAGTCAGCCTTTCAAATAGCGGACATTCAAATGGCACCTCAATAATAAAATCATCGCCATCAAAATTGAAGGTATTATTCAAATCCCCAAAGCCTACGTTGTTTGTCTGTAAGTATTGGAAGCCAATTATTGCTTGGGTCTCTTGGTACTTAAATTCAATCTCCCTGTAAAGGGGTGGGCGGTTCACGACATACTCCGTGATGTCAAGATAGGTCTGATAGTTTTGGGCGGTTCCTGCTGCGTACCAATCATCTAACGGCTGAAGCAAGAAGCTCGTTGATGTAGTTGGCACAATCACCATATTGTACATCTTCAGAATCCCTGCCAAGAAGTCCTTTACCTTTATTTCGGGCATTATGTCTTGCACTATTACTTGAAAGGAGTAGGTTGCGGATGCAGTTTGGTCTACCGAAAAACTTACGGCAGACGTATCGCCATCAACGGCAGAATAGTCCGTGCATTGATAGTTTAGTGTAGTAGCACTTTGAGGTCTGATAAGCAACTGCACCGTATCACCTGCGGTAAACGACAAAGCAGCCATAGTTGTAGTTACCGAAGACGCAGCGTGAGCAGCAACCAATACAGAAAAATCAAACACCCCATTACGAAATAATGAAAGCTCATAGGGCGCACTTACGTTTGCCATTGTAATATCCAAGTCGTATTGCTTGCTATCTACAACTGTCCAAGTGTCGGTAGTCAAATTAAACTGCGAACCGCTTCCTGTGTTTCGGTTCATATTTATTAACTGATAAGCAATGTCGTTGCCTCCGCTAAATAGATACCCCTCGTAGCGATGCAGCCATAGCGACAAATCAACAAACGGAGTAGCGGACAAGAATGAGCCTGTAAACGTGATTCCGTATTGGGCTGCTATTGCATTAAGAATAGATTGAACCTTCAGCGCAGGCTTTAACTCATAGTAGCGGATTCCACGCAATCCCACGCCTCCTGTTTTGTGAGCAATGTTATTCTCGTTATTTGCGCCTGCACCACTACCACTTTGATAAAACCAATTCTTTACAGGGCTGCAAAGCGGATAGAACAAGCCTGTGTCATCATTGGTGGTTAGCTTATTAAATACCACAGTATCGGTGTACTCGTGATTGAACTCTGCAAAGTCAACGTCATACAGATAGTCCTCGCCAAATAAGTCCGTAAGCGTTACCACATCCCCATAGAACGTCAAGGTGTACGCATACGGCTCTGTGCCTTTCAACTGCACGTTCTCTACCTCAATCACGCCTGTGCGGAATGGCAAGGAGTTTATTTCAATTCTTGCTTCTTGTCTTAACCGACCATCAAAAGTGTTAACGGTGCTTGTCGTAGTTGCACCAGAGTTCCAAGTCGTGTTAAAAGTATTCCAAGTGATGCCTATGCTATTCCACACGGGGCTGCCGCCAGTCTCCGTAGTGATTAGCGACTCCGTGATATTGGCGTTGTAGTAGTGCTGAAGTATCTCGTTATTGCGAGGGCTTGCAGGAATGGTAAACCCCTGCGTAAAGTCCGTAAACACCTTTGAGATGTCCTGCACGTTTTGCACCGAGAGGTTGATGCTGATCTCCTCATCATCAAATATGTCAAGGCGAAAGCCATTGACGTAAATATCAACCTTGTTCATCGTACCAAACTGCGCTCATCAAATCCGAAGTCAAAGGACATTGTGTAATTGATAAGTTTTGTGTTAACGCTCTTTTGGTATTCTATGCTGCCACGATTCGGAACGGCACTCACCCAGTTGCTATTGGTATAGACCGCGACATACTCGCTCATCAGAATGTCCTCAATAGTCTCATCGTAGTTTTGGTCAACGAACCCTGTGTTTAGAGTTAGGGTGTTGCGAGAGTTGACGTTGAAGGATTGGTACTTGCCTACCTCCAATGAAGGGGTGGTGAAGCCATCGTTGTAGATGCTCTTTTGGTAGGAGTCCTGCGTGAAGTTACCACGCTCATCGCTGCGCTTAAAGAAGGTGATGAAGTCAGCAACGCCAAAGCGGTTGATGAACGCCACCTGTACAGGCGTGTACTTCGCCTCACATTGAACATAGTACCTCACCGTTCCAATCGTGGTATTACTTGCGTTCTTTAGAATCACATCATAGTACTGCCCTATGCCACCATTAGGTTGCTCGCTTGGCTTTATCTCGGTAGGTAAAAACGAATTGTTCTCAAGGTTTGCAGGGCCGACTCCTGCATAGATTACAAGGTTTTGTGAGTTGTTGGTTGCGCGTGTTGGTGGGGCGGTGCTGACGGAACTCACATAAAAATCATCAGAATCACCACTCTGCCAACTGATGATAATTTTAGCAAGACCATTATTTACGCTATTGTTAATCGCAAGGGATTCGTAGTTACCGACAAGCACCTGCCGATTGCGATTCGTGGCAAGCACGGCCTGCGTTACCGCAACAGGGGCGATGTTATCACGGGTAGCCCATCCATCGGTAGTTAGGTATGCGTATGCAGTAGGGGATTCATCGGGGAAGGTTGCGTTGGCAGGGGCTGCTCCGTTATTAGAGAATGTCACAGAGCCTTCGGGTACTATCCACAACGCCTCACCCTGTGGGCTTTGCGTGTAGCCTATGTCATTCCATACGCTGAAGTCGTGGTAGAACTCCGAGCGCACAAGGTCGCTGATTTCAAAGTTTATGACTTGGTTTATTGAATAGTCTTTGCTCAACGAGTAGTTGAACGAACCCGATGCAGCAAGGACACCCGTACGAATACGCAGGTTTAAGTCCATCTCTGTGAGCGTGTCAAGCGCAAGGGCGTTGTTCTTTGCCGTGACAAATTGTGGGCTTCTTGCCATAGCAAGGCTGCTCGGTGTAGAAAATACAGGTGTACTCATAGTTTTATATTTAAGTCCTTACGGGTAAATGCTTGTAGGTCATCTTTGCCTAATTGGAACGACTGAATAAGCTCGGGCGGTAGCTTGGCAAACCCAAGCCTAAAGGGTGTGCTAAAGAACTTTGTCGCAGGGATGCCCTGCCGATATACCGACTCACGCACCGCAAAAGGATTCAGCCCCTTGCTCTCTGCCCACCGCTTGAAGTGCTTGGCTGATGGCTTCTTGCCCTCCTTGTAACTGTATGGGCTATCGGGTGCTTTCTGCTTCCATATCTTGCCCTTGTTGTTTCGCCTGTTAAATGGGCTTGTGGACTTTCTCGTGCCTCCTGCGCCCTTTACTCCCTTGTCTTGGAAGTCACCATAGTCCTCCATCTCAATGCCAAGAGTAAACGAGTTCTCGCCTACAAATAGTTTATATTGCAAAGAATTGTAAAGGGTCTTGTCAAAGTTGTGCTTGCCTTTGGTGAGGTTAGTCCTCGCCTGCTGAATTACAAACTTTGCAAACTTGGTAAGCACCGCTTCCAACAATTCCTTCCGTGCCATTTTAGCAGATGCTGATCTCGGTGTTAGCAAGCAGCACGTCAAAGGTTGCAGTCCACCCCGCAAGCAGGTTCTCAAACCTCTCGCTAAAGGGAACGCAAGAAGCAGTACCATCCAACTGGTAAAGGTCGGTGTACAGAGTACCCCTGCGCAGTTCTGTCACCACATCGTTGATTACTGCGAGTTGGGTGTTCAAGATGTTTTGCTCGTTGCTGATGCCGTAGAACGGCTCTGCCTGCAAGCGTGGATTCTCTTTGGTCTCATCTACCAAGTCCATACAAACAATGCTCACGTTCATTCGTACTATTTGTCCTTCGAATGTTGCTTGGTTGATTATGATGTGCGACAAAGGGAAGATGGTCTGCTTGTTTAGGTCTATGTCAAAAATATCCCCTGTGGTTACCACGTTGACTTGGCTATTGGCCTCAAGCGTGTCTTTTAGCTTGGTGGTGATGTCGTAGAACTGTCTCATTTTTTAATCTTATCTAATTGTTTGCGTTCAACGTCTATGCGCTCCTTTTCAAAAACGAGAAAGGTAAGGGCTTCGTGAACGCCAAGCCTTCCGACTCGTTCAAATCTTGTAACATCTCCTTGAGCAAGCTGATGGAAGGAAGAATACCATCCCCACTTTCTACCGAACTGGGACTCTGCGGAGTACTCGTTTTCTCCTTCTCCAAAGAGGTCAGGGTAGCGAGCAGTAACTCGTTTCCTAAACGCCAAAAAAAAACCGATGCTCCCATCACAACATCCATTGGCGCATCCTTCATTGATGCGGAGTATTTGGATGCTGATTCGTATGGCTCAATAGCATACCGCTTGCCTATGCGCTCGGTGATGGGTCGGTAGAGGACTGCCATCGTTTTGTGCAGCTCTTGTATGTCACCCATATAATTATCCAAATCCACATACTCGCCAAAGGTGATGTCCTCAAGGTTAGGGATGAACCCGTAGGCTTCACCGCCCATCGTGAACTCCGTCTTTAGGTTTGGCTTCTCGCTGAACATCGTATTGATGTGGCGCATCACATTGGCTACGCTTGCGAATTTTACGTTGGGCAGTTCTGCCAGAGGCACTCCGCAGAATATCTCAAGCATCTTGTGGGTCAAGAACTCCTCATCGCCCTCAAGCCTCGCAAAGCGTTGGTATTGGTCAAGCGTGATCTCTGATAGGGCGGTGGGTACAATTACCTTTAGTTCCATTGTATTAAAATAACCTTTTAGTTTTAGCGTATGGCATACCTGCCAAAGTTAGGTCTGCTCAACTTGTTATACGTTGCATAGCGCAGCGCATCTATGGCGTGATTGAAGGCATCGATGGGTTTGTTCAAGAGGTTGCCGTTCTTGTCTTCTACCCATTTGTAGTTCTGAAGTTCCTTGATTAGGTTGCTGCTTCGTGGGGTTACGAATAGCTTGTGCCGCTTCAGCACGTCAATGCCCACTATGACGCTATCTGCGCCCTTCTGCGTGGGTTTTACGTTCCATCCCATACGATGCAACTCCTCAATAGATTTGGGTTCAGCAGAGTCAGCATATATCTCTGCCCTCCTGTCAAGGCCAAGAGAGTTTAATACGTTGCTGATGTCGGGGTTGGTCATCCCCGTGCGGTAAATCAATTCATCCACATAAAGATTGTCACCCGACTTGTAAATGGCCACAAGTGCGGTAGGGTCATTTGTGTATCCAAAGTCCATCCCGTGACATAAGAGCGTGGCATCCGTTGGTATCTCTGATTGCCCGTATTGGAAGATGGTGGCTCGGCTCATACCACGTTCACCCAGTCCGTAGATTCTCCAATAGTCATTGTCCGTATGTTGCAGCCTTTCTATCTCCTCCACGATTGAGGCATCCAAGAACGGGTTATCAAGGTAGGTACTTTGGATGTACGTAACGTCATCCCTTGTCAGCAGCTTATCGTAAATCCAATGGAATGCATCAGAGGGGTTGTAGTCAACCCATATCTTGCCTGTGGTACGAATCAAGAGCTGAAAGAAATCCTCCCAAGTAAGTTCGTTTGCCTCATTGCAGAATAGGTAATCACGTCTTGCTCCCCGTTTCTTCTGAGGTTGGTCAAGGCTGATGAATTCAAAGAGGTTACCGTTCAACTCATAGGTGTAGTCGCTCTTGTTATGCCGTGCCTCATCATAGAGACCGTTGGCATTTAGAATCTCAAAGAAGTCACGATAGGCCGTCATCTTGAGAGACGGCAGCGACTTGCGCACGATGGAGTACACCTTGCCTCTATCCTCCATCGCCATCACGATGAGCATCTGCAAAAGCGAGTACGTCTTACCAGAACGGCTACCGCCTTGATTGACTACTATCCGAGTTGGCGCGGTGTAGTTCTTCTCAAAGAGTTCGCTACTCTTTAGGTTTAGCTCGGACAATCTCTACCTTGATTTTGGTTAGCTCATCTGATACCTCGTGTGAGTTCTCCACCCTTGCGAGTTTGGGAGTCGTGTACTCTGCCATCTTGTTCAACAGGTCAAGTGCGCCCTTCGGGTCATCAGCCGCAACTTGGGTGAGCCATAGGGTCATATTCTCAAGGTTGGCTTCAATGAGGTTTTGGAATGCCTCTCTGATTTTGTTGGTGGTCTTGTTTGGTGTTCCGCTTGGCCTTCCTGTGTTGCCCGCAATGAACCTGCCTTTGTCATCTTTCATATCCGTTCAGTTCCGTTGTTTTCGGTTTGTATCTAAATAACCCTTTTTGCGAGGTGGTGATCGTGTGTTGCGGTTAGCATCTCTTTGTGCTGCTTCTTATCCCCATATTCTGTATGGCAATTACGGCATAGAGCCATTAGGTTTTCTATCGTATCAGCAATTTTGCTTCCACCCATCCCACGAGATTCTATGTGGTGAATGTCTTGCGCTTGGGCTTGACATACCTCGCAGGGTATGAAGTCAGTTGTGGCATAGCCCATCCCTTTGAGGTAAACCTTTGTGTGGTTCTTCACCTTTGGTAAATCCAACAGTCATCAATGAACCAAGCGCGGGGCAGCAGTTCATCAACGGCTTGAATTACTCCCTGCCAATGTTGGTGGTAGTCATCTCCTGCGATGTAGCCTCCCTTCTTTACTTTGGGCAGCCATAGCTTGATGTCTTCCTTTACCGCCTCATAGGTATGGGTTAGGTCTATGAATACCACGTCAAGGGATTCGTTGGTAAACTTCTTTGATGCTGCTTTGGATGTTGCTTTGATGGCCTTGTACTTGCGAGTTCCCATATTCTCTACAAAGAGATTGTAGATATTCTGCTCCGTTGCAAGTTTATGGGTTGTGGTCAGTTCGTTTGGCGAACCCTTCCAAGTGTCAACGATTGTGATTTCTTGGTGTGTTGCGGTGTCGCATAGGTATGCTGATGACTTACCAAGCCAAGCACCCAACTCTACGAACGTGCCGTCTTCAGGCATATTGGCAAGGAGGTAGTCGTATGCTGCTTGGTGGTTGAACCACCCGTCTATTTGTTTGCTCGTTTTCATTTTAGGGCGTTGTAGTAGCAAAGGTACTGCTCTACGCAGATAAGTGTACCGAGCCTTGCGGCTTCACTTGCAAAGATACCATCGGCCTCATAGGACATTTCAAAGCGCAGGTTGGGCAGGTCGTGTGGCTTGAACATATAGCAGGCCGTATCTATGTTGCCGACTTGGGGTTGGTCGGTAGGGCGTAGCCTACCTATTTGCCCCCACGTTACGATTGAACAATCAAGTCCGTTTAGGTTATTCCACTCCTCTATGAATTTTGGGTGCAGGATGTTGTCATCATCCAGATAGTACACCCAATCTTCTTTGGTAAAGGAATCAGCATACAATTCAAGAAACTCGTTGCGTAGTGGGTTGCCCATATCCCCCGTGCGTGAGGAGTAGTGTGTGATTGATGCGCTTGTTGCTCCCTTGAAGTCGCAATTTGCGTCTATCATCACCACCCACGTTGCATAGGCAGGGATGTGTTGTTTTAGCCTCACGAGGTTTTGAGGGCGTGAGCAGGGGGTGACTATGTAAAGCATCGCAGTTCGTTTATCTTATCCATCGTGAAGTCCTGCACATACTCGTATAACGATTCTGTTAGGTCAGCCACTTGGTTTGGGTTTTCTTTTAGCCTCTTGATTGCTCCTGCCCATTCACTTGGGTGCTTGATAGCAATGCAGTTATCCTTTGTGATGTAGGGTGAATAGGGTTGTGTGTTGCTCACTATCAAAGCGCACTTGCTAAAGCCTGCCTCAAGCATCTTTAGGTGCGACTTGCACTTGGCAAACTCGGAAGTGCTTAACGGCACAAGGCTAACGTCAAAGAACTCGTAGAGTTTATGGTAGTGTGTTGGGGGCATTGTTGGCAGCCTATGGCTTGCCTTCATTATATCGGGGTAGCCATCTACCTCTGCCACATACCCTTGATAGCCTTCAAGGTTGATCGTGGACTCCTTTACGTCTGCTGCGTGGTGGTTGCCTCCGATATACCCGAAGCGTACTTCTTCGCTTGGCTCTCTCTCTACCTGCCAAGTCGGTACGCTGATGGCGTTGGGGATGATTCGGATGTTGGTGTTATACTTCTTGACTTTTGAGGCAAGGTGCTTATTTGTCACCCACACTTCATCTGCTGCTTTCATAGAGCGCACGATGCGAGTTCTCATCTGCTCAACGTACAGACCTTGCAAGGGATGCGTAGGAGGCAGCACCCACCAGTCATCATTGTCAACGATTAACTTGATGCCCTCCTTACGGCAGAGCTTTACGAAGTCATCAAACGGCTCTACTGGGAATGCACGGCTTGCAAAGATGTGAGTGACTTTAGGCCACATCTCGGGGTCAATGTCCGTTATCTTCTCAATAAAAAAGACATCGGCATCCTTGTGGCATATCAAGGGTGCAAATGTCCTGTGGTGCGATACTCCAGAGTTCTGCTTGTGGAAGGCAAGCACAAAGGGTCTAATCATAAATTAGCCTCTTGGTCTTTGAACCATTGCGCCATCGCTTTGCGGTCTAAATACTTTACCCACATCCGAGCAGCTACTGCTCTGCGTTGGGGCTTGAAGGGGTAGGTGCTACGGAGCCTTGCCATTGCTATCCTCATAAACTGATCTTGCATTATTCTTTGGTATTTGAGGTGTTGCAAAAAATGCAACGATTGGTTTTATGTTAAAGTTTGGTGTTCCAATAGTATTCGCATTGGCCGTGCTTGATGGGTATGCCAACAAAGAACGATTGGTACATATCCGTAGGGGCGGTAAAGCGGTAGCAGGTTTCTTTTAGAGGGCAACCTTCGCCTGTGCATTTGGTGATGTCGGTCATAACGTGCCTACAACTGTGTACGAATCCAAATCCTCACCCAAGATAAAGAACTGCTTGTACATTTCAATAGCCTCTAAAGTCTTGCGCTCTCCCTCTGCCACGAACTCTGGACTCACCGAGTAGATTCCTATGTCAAGGCTTGCCTTGTCAATAGCGACAAAGAAGAACTTGTCAATCGGCACTCCGAACAATCGGGTGTAGATAAATGCCTGCACATCGTAGCCGTACTTTTTGGCAGAGTATGGGAATGCTCGGAGGTCGGTTGTTGTTTTTAAGTCAGCCAAGAATCCATCAGCATAGATGTCAGCCTTTGCCCTAAAGGGCAGGCCGCCAATCATACCAATCTTGGGTACTTCAAACTCGCAGCCTGTGATAAGCCCAAGCACATTCTCATTACGCAGGAGCGCATCAGAGATGCGTTGCGCCTCGTTGTACTCTTTGCGGGTGCATAGGTTTCGCTTGCCCTTTGCATCCTGCCACGCCTTTGCGTTCTTGCTCTGCACCTCAATCACCTCGTAGTCCGCTACCCTGTGCGGCTCAAGAGCCATCAGGTGAACGAGCCTGCCTACGGCAAACGCATCGGAGTCCTCGCTGCCGTACTTCGTAACGTAGTGATACGTCTTGGGTGATGTCAGCAGCAGCTTACAAGCAGAGGAGGACAGGGCGTTCTTACCCAGTACCCCGTAGTAAAATTGGTCATCGTGCATCTTCTCAAGGATTGTCTCCATATCCCAAGTGCTTCCGTCTAAAAGTTCTATGATTTTCATAAGATTGGTTTTGTTAATTAAATAAAGGTAAACATTTTTTAGCGACTGCTGCAACTACGTCAACTGTTACTGCGTTACCGCATTGCTTGTATCGTTGAGAGTTGCTCATTGGCTTCACCTCTCCATCATAATTGCCATAAGCCGTATGCTGATCGGGGAATCCTTGTAAGCGTTCACATTCAATAGGGGTTAGCCTACGGATTCGGTAGCCATCAAAAAGACTTATGCCGTTATGTTCGGGCTGCGTAAGCGCAGGTGATTCATCACGGAGGGTTTTGTTGTACAAGTCCATTGCCTTAACCTCTCCCTCCTTAAAGTCATTCCGTCTGATGGTCTCGTTGACTTTCTCGTAGGTATAATTTGGTTGAATTACTGCTTGATTGCAACTCGTTTCAAGTGTCTGCGCCTTCTGCTTTCCTACACGGCCTCTGCGAGTTTCGCTCTGGGTGCGAGAAGTGTAAATGGTATCACCGCTTGTTGCTTCTTCATACCCTAAACTTGTGGCTGACTTTACTCGTAGAATCAAATCACTCTTGCCTTGATTTAATGCAGGATCAACACTATATCTATTGCCCTCTGCGATAGGAAGTACTCCTCGCCAATCTCCTCCTGTGGTTGTAGAATATCCGACAAGGTATATGCGCTCTCTATTTTGGGGTAGAAACCAACTTGTATTAAGCAGTTGCCATTCAAGTCTATAACCCCCAATGTCGGCAAAGGCTTGGATAATCGCCCAAAAGTCTGCGCCATCATTTGAGGAGAATGTCCCTTTAACATTTTCCCAGACAAATACACTTGGTCGGCATTCGCTAATAAGACGGATTGCTTCGAGGACAAGAGAACTTCTTTGTCCTTCCATCCCCTTTCGGTTTCCTGCCAATGAGAAATCTTGGCAAGGACTTCCAAAAGTGATGAGGTTGATTCTTGGAAGGTCTGCTCCTCGAACATTGGTAACTGAACCGACATAGGTTGAGGTTGGGAATTGATGTTTGTAAACTGCGATTGCGTGTTTGTCTATCTCCGAGAAGTAGGATGTTATTTCATATCCTGCTCGCTCAAAGCCTAAATGGAATCCACCTATCCCACTAAACAAATCAAGGTGGTTGATCTTCATTTCTTAAATGTTGCTTCGTACCATTCTTCAAAAGGCACACGAAGCAGGGCATCGTGGTAGGCTATACGCAGGGTAACCTTCTCAATGAGTTCTATGTCTTTGAGGATTGATTCAGATATGTCTGCCGACTTCAGTTGTCGGAGCAGTTGGGAGATAGTTTCGTATTTCATTTGATTGGTTTTAATTATTCTTCTGATGCGACTTGAGTTGCCCAGTTCATCCACTTGATGTAGATGTCATCGGCAAGCTTTGGTATATTCCTGTAAATGGATGTCGTGGGGTATGCTACGGTGTTAGTGTAGCCATCCTCGTTGTAGGTCTCCTCAACGTAGGTGATGTCCATCTCGTAGTTGTAGAAGTCAGCAACGTGAACGTAGCCGAGCCACTTGGCAAGGATTTCATCGCTATTCTTATTGTCTGGGTCGTAGTCCTCAAGGGCATCCCAGTAAGACTGCGGTAGTAGGTCGGCATCTTCGAGCCAAAACTTTAGGTCGTTGTATGTAAATATCATATCCCAAGAAGTTCAAGAGTCCATAGGTATGCCCAAAACGTCAGCGCAAGAGCGCAGAAGTAGGCCGTGTTTTTAAGTAGTAGTTTCATTCTGATTGGTATTAAATGTTCTCCAAATATAATACAACTTTTCGGATTATCAACACTCCAATAAAAAATAAATAAAAAAAAGAGGACTACTTGCCCTCTCTGAATTGTGTGTAGCAAACTGCTATTGCTTGGTCTTTATTTGGGTACTCGCTTCCGATAGCCTCCAAGCAGCGTTGGATGTATTCGGATTGCTTTTCACCA